ACGCCCCCAGGCTCGCAAACCGCTTGCGGCTGTCCGTCACCGTGCCTTTGAGCACGCCGTCGGCGTAAAAGCCCGTGCCGTCCGCCCAGTACAGCCCGTCGTGGGCATACAGGCCGTTTGGCTTGGTGAGCGTCCTGCAGCTCCACCGCCGCGAGCGCGTCCCCAGCACCGGGTAGAAGTCCCCCGTCAGGTTCTCCATGTCCCAGATGTCCCCGTTGCTCGCCGCCACGGTGTGGTCGTAGCCTCCGAACTTCACCTGCTTGCGCTTGCTGATCCCGTCCGCGTTCACCATGCTTGGCAGCCCGATACTCATTCCTTCTTCTCCTCTTCCGCCATCTGGTACGCCCGGCGCAGGGCCCCCCGGGCCGCCGCCATCACGTCCACCGCGTCCCCCTGCACCGGGATCGCCGCGAGCAGCTTCCACGCCGCCTCCAGCTCCTTCTGCAATTCGTTCATTCCAGTGCCTCCAATCTCCCCTCCAGCTGCCGGAGCTTCTCCAGCAGCAGGGCGATAAACTCTTCATACCGCAGCAGGTACAGGTCGTTGCCGTCCTCGTCGGTGTCCTTCACCCAGCCGCCGAACTCCATGTCGCTCACCCCGGCTGCCGCCATGGCCGCCTCCACCTCCTGGGCGATGAAGCCCACATGGTACCGGCCCGACGTGCCCTCCTTGAGCCGGAACCGCCGGGGGGTCACAGCGTCGAGCATGGCAAGGTACTTCTCCGGCAGCGCCTCCACGTCCTCCTTGTGGGTCAGGTCGGAGGTCTGGATGGTGCCGCTCTGGGCGTACACCGCGCTCCACAGGTGGGCCGCCGCGCCGCAGCTCATGCCCCCGGTCCCTGCCGGGGCAAACTGGCTGCCCCCCACCAGCACGCCGGGGGTCGTCCCCTCATAGCCGCACTGGACAAAGCCGTGGGCGCCGTTGGAGCCGCCCGCGCCCAGAAAGGCCGCGCTTCCCAGGGCGCTGATGAGCCGCAAGGCCCCGGTGCTTTCAAGCTGCACGGCAAAGGCCGACGTGGACGCCGGCGTCATGGTCATGGTCCCCGCGGTTGTCTCTTGCCCAAGCGTGTTGTAGCCCAACAGCTGCACCGCGCCGCCCGCCAGGATAGACGCCCGCACCGTCCCCGTCATAATCTTGCTGCCGTCAATCTGGGTAGACCCTGTGTACGTCCACGCCTGCACCTGGGAGCTGGCCGCGCTGGCGTTGGCGTTGGCCGCGTTGGCGGCAGTTTTTGCCTCGGCGGCGGTCTGGCTTGCGCTGTTGATGGTGCTCTGCGTGTCGCTGTTCAGGTCGCTGAACGCAATCCGCCCTTTCAGATTGAGATCCGTCGTATCCACGCTGGAGCCCTTGATCCGCGTCGTCGAGCTCCCGCTCGTCGGGTCTGATGTCGTGACCGTCAGGCCCTCCACCGTCTGCGTCACCTTCGATGCTTTCCCGTCTACCGTCGTGATTTGGCTTTGCAGGCTCTCTGCCGTTGTCTGCAATACCCCGATGTTTCCCTCTGCGTCGGTGACACGGCTGGTCAGCCCATTTGCCGTAGCCGTCAGCGAGGTGATGTCCCCCTCCGCGTTCTCAAGCCGTAAGCCCAGGCCCTTTGCCTCCACCAGCAGCGCGGCGATGTTCGCCTCATCGTCCTTGAGCTGCACATAGACCGGCTCCGTGATGATGTTGGCGATCTCGTCAAGCCCCGCCGCGTTGAAGTTGTCCTTGTCCAGGTTCCCCATGCTGTAGCGCAGCTGCTCAAGCAGCATGTAGAGATAGCTTGTAATCTTGTCGAACTTTTCGTCCGTGCTCTGCTCCCGCGTCAGCGTCGGGAACGTGGTGTCCGCCGTCAATAGATTGCTCGGCATGCTCCCGCCTCCTTTCTCCTGAATGTCCGAGGTAACCCCCTCAAGCCTCCCTCTTCCCCCGCCTCGCCCTTCAAGCCTCCCTCTGATGATGCCGGCGCCTTTCAAGGCTCCCTCTGACGAGGGAGCTGCCGAGCGAAGCGAGGCTGAGGGAGAGAGCTCTTCGCTCCCCCCTCCGTCCCCGCCTCCCTTCTCACATCTCCTTCACCCGCTTGAGGAACACTACCATCTGCTCCCGGGTGCAGAAGCTCCTGTACTGCTTGTTGCCGTGCTCGTCGCCCCGGATGATGCCGTTGTCCTCCGCCCATTCCCGGGCCTCCGCGCTCCACCCCTCCGGCTCCTGCTCCGAAAGCCGCCGGAGATAGTCCTCCATCATGGCGTCAAACTGCTCCTGGGTCATGTCGTCCTCGCCCCCTTTCAGCTCTTTTTCCACGTCCCGGCGGAAGTCGTCCATGGTCTTGCCGTGCCGGGGGAACCAGTGCTCCACGTCCCCGTGGCCGGAGGCAATGCCCAGGTCGTGGCCCTCCTTGTGGTCGATCACCACCCCCGGCTCCAGCGGGTCAAGGCCGTACAGGCGGCACAGATAGGC